ATTCTCAACTGCATCTAAATTAGCATCGATCCACTGTTTGGGAGTAGTCCATTTAATGTCTACAATCTTATTTAGTTTACTGATATCTGCTTTGGTGTATTCCTGATACTGATTCTTGAGATTGTCAGGCATTGGAATGTACTCGATAGGTACACCAAGCTGTTTACTACAAAGTTCAGCTACCTTCTGAAAACTAGTTGCTGTTCCACTACCGACATTAAACACACCTCGGTCTTTTTTCCAAAGCATCTGCTTATGCACTTGTACAATGTCATCTACACAAACAAAGTCGCGCTTGTAGTTTTCACTGTTCTCAAATACTTTGATCTTTCCATCTTGGATAGCTTGGTTCTTAAACTTAGTGAACACAGATGCTTGATCCCCTTTGTGTTCCTCATTGGTACCGTATACGTTAAAGTATCTAAATCCCTGACAAGTAATCTTATTGCATATATCAATAGTGTGGACATACCTGTCGAACATATACTTAGACCAGGCATATGCGTTTAGCGGTCTGCAGTCACTGTCTTCTGAGAAAGATTTTAAATCACCATACACACTTGCACTAGATGCGTACTGCATATTAACACCATACGCACAGCATTCGTTATACAATTTGATTGAGAAGTCGTAGTTGTGGGCAAACACTTTCGATACGTCTTTCTCTGTAGTGCTACTGATAGCTCCAAGGTGAATTACCCAGTGCATGTCTCTCACGTATGGAATGCATCCGTGACTCTCGTCCCAATCATAACCAACCACATCGTGACCTTCTTCGATAAGGAAGTTGTAGACGTGACTACCAATAAAGCCTTTATATCCAGTAACGAGAATTTTCATAAAAACAAATCACTAAAATCTTTCTTAGGTTTACCAAATGCTTGATTAAGACCTTTACCCACTTCAGTATTGTCCATTACAGGACCATCATCAACAATATCAGTCTGTGCTGTCTGCTCGACATCATACAGTCTCATCTTAGCACGATCAACACCAATAACAAATCTCTTAAACAAAGTCGGGTCATTATATCTATTCTTTAACTGCTTAACCATTAACTGACCAAGCTGCTCCATCTCATCACTGTTGATGATAGCAAACATAAAGTCAGCAGTGGCTGGTAGTCCAAACGACTCAGACGTATCTTCCAATCCAAGATCGCTGTTGCTGAACCCTGAACGCGTCGTCTGAGTCGCTGAGACGATCGGTACGTTCTTTTCGACAGCCAGTCCACGTAGCTCCTCTGCTATCGCTTTAACGTACGTATACGAGTTTATAGTGCCTCCTATCGCCTTTGTCCTGCTACTGCTACAAATGTTTAAGTAGTCGATGTAAATAATGTCAGGAGTAAAGTTACGTTTAATCTTTAGTTCATTTATTAGATGACGGAAGTGTCCAGAGTGAGCTGATGCAGTCGGGTACTCTTTGATGATAAGTCGACCAGGAGTCCTTTGTCTAAGATCGTCAATCTTCTTATCGTACATATCCTTTGGAAGGTTTACTAGCTCATCGACCTTGACGTTTAGCAAGTTTGCATCGATACGTTCTGCAATCTTTTCTTCTGCCATCTCCATTGTGATGTACAGTACGTTCTTACCTTCCATCATATTACTTGCAGCAAAGTGACACATGGCAAGAGACTTACCTACACCTGTACCAGCAAGGATAATGTTTAGAGACTTACGAGGAAGACCACCCTTGGTGATCCGGTTCATATAATCAAGATCAAAAGGTATACGCTCTTCTTTGTGATGGTAGAAGTCAAATCGTTGCTGGTAGTCTTCTATAAAGTCATGACCAATATGGTTATCAAAAGACACGGCAAGTGCTTCCGATAGAACTTGTGGAATAGCTTGCTTAGTCTTATCCTTACTCTTGCCATCGATGATATGGATCGATTCCATAATTGCATTGTATACTGCTTTCTCTTGACAGAACTGTTCGGTCTTGTCAATCAACCATTGTTCATTGGTGTCCTCATCAACTGTCATTCGCTCTACTTGAGAGACGGACTCGTTGTAATCAACTTCTCGTAACTCTTCATTGTCGAGCTCAATGATCAGAGCTTCCTTCGAAGGAGGTACATTATACTTGTCCATGTACTGCTTGATCTTGGTTACAAGCAATCGATCTGTAACAGTTTGGAAGTACTCTTCTTTTAGAAACGGTAGCACCTTACGTGCATACGACTCGCTGTTGATAAGCTGACTAAGAATATTCGTTTCTATCGTCATCAAAAACCTTCTCTTCAATCATATTAACGAGGATGTCGCCTAGTGTGTTTTCAAACTCACTACCAGTAGCGTCACCCTCCATAACATTGTAATTAAAAGACAGTACTCCGTCTTCCGATATCTTTACAACGTCATAGGTCAGTACAGTTCCCTCATACTGACCCTCGACTATCATTATCGGACATACGCTGTCTTTGTCCTTAGCTTCAAGGACGGCATACTTTGGAATCATACTGCAAGCTCGTCCTCTTGAAGCTCGTAGTCGTCATTAGAGCCATAAGTGAACTCTAACCTTGCTGCTTCGTCAATACGAGCGAGTAGATCATCCGTAAAGTACTTGGTTGGCTCCTTCAAGATTGCCTTAGCATACACCTTAGTGCCATCAGGCATCTCAAATCGATTAGCTACCTTCTTAACGATATCGTACTTTTCGGCGAGCTCAAGGAGACCGTAGTAGCGATCGAGACCTTTATCGTACGTCAGCAGTACTTCGATCTGCTTGTTCTCTTTAGTAAGACGAGACTTAGCCATACGTACTTTGATAATGTTACCAATTACATCCTTACCATCCTTTTCCTTCTTTTTAGATAGGAAGCAGATTTGAGATGCGGTGTACTTGAGACCACTACCGCCAGCCATCTCTTTAGTTGGGATGTAAGATCCTACAACTTCATACACGTGGTTAGTAACCAGCATCGGTACGTTAGCTTTGGCTAGCTTTAGGTTAAGTACTCGAAACGTAGCCTTGAGAGTAGCAGCCTTAGTCATGTCACGAGTCTCACTACCAGCAGCAGTATCTTCAACTTCTTTAGTAGTAGACAGCTGACCGAGTGAATCAAGCACCATCATCATAGGTGGCTTGTCACCTGACGTATTGTTATAGTTGTCAAGAATCTGAAGTGCTGTATGACGGAACCGTTGAATGGTATCTGGCTCACTAATGATTACTCGATTGGTATCAATACCTCTCTGCTTCATCATCTCTTTAGTAACAGCTGCCTCGGTGTCAAAGTAAAACACCGCACCATCATTATGGTCATCAAGAAACTTCTTGACTACACCCATCACAAAGAATGTCTTACCAGTTGCAGACTCACCAGCGAATGCTGTAATCTTGTTATTAGGGACACCACCAAAGATACTACCGCTAAGAGCAGCGTTTAGGATATAGCTCCCGGTATCAATGTTACCACTATACTCAGCACTTGCTAATCCGTCTTCGGCAATGGTTGTGTTTTCATCATTAAGTTGTTTTACAATATCACGAAAGAAGTCACTCATTGGATTCCTCATCATTTAGTTTATCAATAATCTTTTTCTTCAAGCGCTGCAGTGAACGCTTCTCTTGTTTGTTTTCTAAAGTGTTACGGTGAGTATACAGGTCTACCAACTTTTGATCAACATCCTTTAATAGACTTTTTAGCTGATCTTTAGAATTAGTAGTATTAATTACTTGCCACTCAGTAACCTCATAATCATTCAGTTGTTCGTCTTCAACCTGAACAGTTTCTGTCAACCAGTCATCGTTAATTTCACCAACAACAACAGCCTCAGTCTCTCTCAATGGTTTAGGAGGCTTAGGTTGAGCTAATGTCATATTAGCTGCGATGAGCAGAAGAACAGCGAGTGGATCGAATACAAAGACAATAAGCAAAATAACCCAACGTACGGCTTCATCAAAAAAGTCACGAGCTTGATCTCCATATATTAACTCCGCAATGTATTTAAGCGGCCCAACTTCGACCTCGAGAGCCAATTTTTCCTGCTGGATCGGAGTGAGATCTTTTTGGAGTCCATCAATGCGAATGTACGCAGCATCAATCGTCTCGTTGAGAAGACGCCTCTCATCCGATTGACTTTCGCGAACTGCAATCGAACCTGTAGGACCACGAATCCTGTCGTATTCGATGAGGGTGGCGACTTGCGAATCCAGTTGCGTGAGTACCGTTTCTGCATCAGCAATGATTGATTGCTGTCTCGCAATCTGTCTCTCCAAGTTAGTGATTTGTAGTTCATTAGTTCCACCTACTGATATTGAATGTTCCAAATGTGCCTTTGACAAAAAACCAAAGATACCCATTGAGGTGATAAACATCAACACAACCACTGCTGATGTAAGATAGGACTTTAACAAAAAAGGTGTTTGCTTCCAATTGCGGTATAACCACGAAGCGGTGACCAGCTTACCTGCCTCCAACACACCACCCATAATAATAATTGCAGTCGCTGCTCCAGAAAAGATAGCAACTAGACCAGCAATACTATACCACGCTGCTACACCAGAGATAGCAAGCGCCATAACAAGAGTTAGGAGACCCATTACTGGCCTTTATAGATCCCATCTAACATATCCTGGAACTGCTCAATCTTTTCTAATCGATTGGGCCACCAGATGTATTCTTTATCAGCACTTTGACGGAGATTATTAAGAAGTGGTTGGACTGCGTCATACAGTTTAGTAAGACGTGCCTGTATATCTTCTGCTGTTGCAGAAGTGGTTTGTACTTGTTCATGAGCTGCTTGTACTGCTTCCAGCTCCTGCTCATCGACAATTGAAAATCCAAAGTCGAACGCATTGTGAATATTATCGCTCATTAGAAGAATGCCTCCAGAGTGGCTCTAGGTTCTACCTCCCAACCAACAGCATCCAAAATACTCTTGACGGGTTCAACAAAAGCCTTCTCAAACTGGGTATCATAATCCACATGCTCGCGTACACCAAACTCTTCAGGCAAGATTTGAGGAAATGCAATGACATTACTTTGTACCTTGTTGGGTTGTTTCAGGTAACAGAACTTAATCTTTTCACCTGAGTATATCTTCTCATATTTATTGTTGAGCTGATGTTGATCCACGTAAAAATTGTATGTCAGTGCTGCACGTACTTGTATTGGTGTTCCCTTCTTAAACAGCGTTACACTGTCCTTATAAAAGGGCAAACGGTTAACAGACCGTGGAAATGCAATATCCTCTATAGGCATTTTTGCAAACTTTTCGCGTAGCTCTCTAATGTGATTCTGTACTTGAGGTTCGTTTTGTTCGAGGATAACCTTCAACGTATCTTTAAACATCTGTCGGCACACTGCTGGAGTAGAGGACCTAACAGCCTCAATACCCATCATCTTCAGTTTAGGTTCCTTATATTGAACACCCTCACTGTTATGTACGTTTAGTACGTAGTGCTTCTTGCCAGTCCACACGCCCTTTGATGCAATGACCTCTCGAGCCATCACCATCTTCTGTTCGTAAGCGTTGAGATAATCTTTTAACTTACTGTATGCGAGATCCAACATTGGCTCGATCTTTTCTGTAGCAACCTTATCAAGAAACTTAACAGGATCTTTAGGTTTGGCTTTCTCAACAAGACCACCCATGTTAATGTACAGCGAGTCGGTATCGATAGCAATCACGTAGTCCTTGTTATCTGTACCAAGCACCTTATTCATGTACTGGTTGAGATGCTTTTCAGCCCAGCGGATAGTCAGCTGACCACTAATAGTAATCCCTTCAGCAATACGAATGTCATAGTATCGGAAGTACTCGTTTGACATCGCACCATAAAGGCTGTTCATTAGAATCTTAATAGCCATCTGCTTATTGTCGAGAGTAGTAACCTCCCTCTCAAGCTCGTATGACGAACCTTCATCCTGTATCTTCTGTTCAACCTTTAGCATTTGCTTCTTGTATCCTTTACGTTCATCGTAAAGGTCATTAACAAGTTGGGGAAACAGTCCTCTCTCCGTGACATTAAAAAACTGACCAGTGCCAGCCATACAGTGCTCTGGTGCAATGTCCAGTTTGTTGTGATCAAGCAGATACTCTACAGACGATTCGTAGCTACCGTTTGTGTTGTCACGTTTCAGTAGATCAAACGAATGTACCTTATCAACGATTGTCTCAGGCGACATATTGTACTGCATGATGATATGAGGATACAGACTATTTAAGTCAAACGACATTACCCAGTCGTGCATACCAACTTGAGGATCCTTAACGTGAGCACCTTCAATCTTTCGTTCCTTTGTGTTGTCGCGTTTAGGTGGGCAAATGATTCCTCTGTTACGTAGCTCGTTGAAGATCAGAGCATCCCATACACCCACAGATCCAAACGCATCGGCATAGTTTACCTTGCCTTTGTATGCAATAGTCATACACAGTGTAGCAAGACCCATCTTATCTTCAAGACGATCTACAATCTCAACGTCCTTGATGTTATAGTCGATAAACTTTTGAAAGTCGTTTAGGTACAAAGCATTAAGTGATCCGTACTCACTATAGTCGATCTTACTATCACCAAGCACTACGTGAGCGATATGATCTAGCTTGTATGATTCTTGAGTACCGTAGCTGTATGCAAACTTCTTAAATAGATCAAGATAGTCAAGCTGCTCGAGACCGTTTATCTCAAACACCTCAACCTCA